CAGGCTACATGAACGATAAATTCGAAAGACCGCAATCCCATACAGGTAAGAAGCCTTAGTGTTAGACTATTTAAAGCCCGCATTTGAAGCAGCTAAAAAGGACTTAGTTAAAGAATTAACTAAGCAGGTACGTGTCTACACCCAAAATCAAGGCTGGCCAGCTAATATTGCTAATACTCTTTCTGTAAAACAGAGTACTAAAGCCTATAAAATTGATAGTGCTCAATACCGTACCCAAGTATTTGATTTAGAATACCAAGGCAATCCAAATGTAGGCAAAGGTACTCTTCGTCGATTTGGTAATATGAATAATGAGTTTGGTAAAGTATTTGTTATTCTTTTTAATGCCAGAGTAGAAAAGGGTGGCAAATGACTTTTATTCTTGCTGAAGATGAGGCTCTCCGTAATAAACTTCAGGGGATGGTTGTTGCTGACCAAAAGTCAGATGGCCAAGATATCCCTCGTCAGGTTCGTGTTTTCTTTGGCCAACCAGACCAGGAAATTACTGCTCAGGCATACCCTTACGTTACTATCGATATGGTTGATATTCAGCGCGATAATGAGCGCGAAATGCGTGGGTTAGTTAATCCAACGTATTTAACTCCTGAGGGAATTGACCCGGAGACTCAAGACTTCTTAGTTGATATTCCTATTCCTGTTTATATTGACTATCAAATTTCAACCTACTCTCGTCATCCTCGTCATGACCGAGCAATATTAGCTCAACTTCTAACTCAGAAGTTTCCACTTAGATTTGGCTATCTAGAAATCCCAGAAAAGAGTGTTACTGTTGGTGATGTCACCACTAATACTATTACTATGAGACGTCTAGATGTCATGAACGTCGCCAAGCGTGACGTAACCGAACAGGCAAAGCGTCTGTTTGTTAACGCAATCTCTGTACGAGTCTCATCCGAGGTTGTACAGGGTGTATTCCGTCAACTCTATAAGGTGCAATCAGTTACTGTCAATCCTCCTACAGGCACAGATACTTCTGTGGACTGGAATAGTATTGACGTGTTTACTATATCGTAACAATTTGGAACCCCCTGAAATAATCATCTAGTTAAGGAGAAACAATGGCGACATATAATCGTCCTGGAGTGTTCATCAATGAACTTCCACTGGCTGCAGCACCAGTAAATCTAGCTGCAACGGCTAACGCCGCAGGTGCTGTAATTGCAGCATTTGAGCGTGGCTCAGACCAGATTACTAAGGTAACGTCATGGTATGACTTTACTCAAAGATTTGGTGGCTACAACGCAAAGTACCCTGCTACTTTTAGCGTTGGTTCATTCTTTAAGAATGGTGGAAGTGAGCTTTACGTAAAGCGTATTTTCCCTGTTTCTTCAAAGAAAGTTGCAAAAAAAGTTGTTACTTTTACAGGTAATAGCGGAGGTAATTTATGTACTATTGCAGCTAAACACCGTGGTGTAGATGGTAACAATATCCGTGTAGTAATTGCTGCTTCAAAAGCAGTTCGTCTAGATGGGTATTACGATATTACTGTTTACTACGATGCAAACAACCCTACTACTAGTGGCACTATTACAGATGACACTATTGTAGAGCAGTTTAATGGGGTTATTTTCCACGATGCAACATCTGGAGATTATGCTCCTACAGTACTAGCTTTTGGTTCTGATTACATTGAGATTCTTGAAGGTATTGAAACCGAATATGATGCTAACGGTGCTGTTATTACACCTAAAGTAAATTACACTGTTGCAAAGAATGTTCTAAACATTCCACAAACAGCAACAGTTGTTCTAGAAGGTGCGCCTAGCCCTGATGTTGACTATGTATATGGAGATTACACTGGTAATACTGTTTATAATCCTGCAGCTTCTCCAACAGGTACTTTTGCAGTTTCTGATTGTTCTGTTTTCACAGAGTTTGAAGTTATTGACCAGCCTCTAGTATTTTTCCTCCCAGATGTTGTTGGACGTGTTTCTGATACATCTCTTGGTAAGACTGCTACCCCAACTAGCGTATTTTACGATAACACAGCTAAAACTGCTAAGTTTACAACTGCAACTGCTCACCCATTCTTAGTTGGAGAAGCACTAACTATTAGTAACTTGACTTCAAGTACTTTAGATACAAGTGCTGTTGGCACTGGTTCTACAGTATCTCTTGGAACTACTGTAACTGTTACATCTACAGCTAATTTGCGTGTTGGTATGACAGTGACACGTGGTAGCGGTGGAACTGGTACTCTTGTAGCTGGAACTACTATTGCTAGTATTCCAAATGGAACAACTTTTGTACTAAGTGTTGCTCCTACTGTAGCACTTGCTTCAGCTGTTCTAGTGTTTGCTTCGTCAAACCTAGCATTCCTAAATGGTTCTTTCACAACAAGTGCAATTACTACTACTAGCCCTTATACATTTACTGTATCTGTGCCAACTGGTGGAGTTAATGATATTGGAAGCACCACTACTGCTCGTGAATTAAGTGCTGGAACTGCAGCATTTGATACTGGAAGTGGTTGGGGTATTGCTAAAGAAGTTTACAAGGCTCTACAGTCTTGGACTGACACTGACAACTCTAGCAAGCGTCACTTTATTGTTATTGAAACTGCACCTGGTCTAACTGTTGATGAGGCTTTATCAGCAGCTGGTGACCTAAACACAAGCAGCCGTTCTGCAGTATATTACCCACAGGTCTTTATTAAAGACCCACTAGGTAGGTCTGGAAATGCTGTTCGTAAGATTGGTCCTTCTGGTTCTATAGCTGGCTTATACCTTGCTACTGACCGTCGTGTTGGTGCATTCAAGGCAGCAGCAGGTATCGATGCTGTTATTACTGATGCTCTTGCTCTTGAGCGTGCCTTTAGTCCATCAGAACTAGACAGCCTGAATTCTGGAACAAGCTCTGCAGGTTCTAGAGTTGGTAAGGGAGTTGTAAATGCTATTCGCAACCTTCCAGGTGCTGGTGTAGTTGTAATGGGTGGACGTACTCTGCTTCAGGATAATACTGCAAACAAGTATGTTAACATGCGTCGTTCATTGTCTTACATTGAAAAGCGTCTGAATGACCTATCTACATTTGCATTATTTGAGAACAACACTGAAACCCTATGGGCTCGTCTAATCACTGTACTAGGCGTATTCCTAAATGATTACCGCAACCAAGGTGGTCTACGTGGAACTACTCCAGACCAATCTTTCTACATCAAGTGTGATGAAGAAAACAACACAAATGCAACAATTGAAGCTGGTGAGGTTCACATTGAAATTGGTGTGGCTCTTGAATACCCTGCAGAATTTGTTGTTATCAACCTCAGTCAAAAGACTGCAGAATAACCAAAGGAGAAATAATAAATGGCTGGACCAACTATTATCAACAACCGTTCAACTCTTGAGACCGACCCAATCAGAAACTTTAGGTTTTTGGTTACCTTCAAGCCACTTACTGGTGGTAACGCAGGCGGCGGCTCTTGGTTGAAAACCCCAAAGGTGACTGTCGGCTTCACATCAGTATCGGGTTTGTCAGTTACTACTGACTCAATCCCTTACCGTGAAGGTGGCTACAACACCACTGTTCACCAGATTCCTGGCCAGACAACCTTCTCACCAATCACTTTGCAGCGTGGTGTCGTAATGGGCACCCCACAGCACTGGGACTGGATGCGTAAGTTGTTTGCTACCGTTCAAAACGGTACCACTGCCAAGCAGGGTGAAAACTTCCGCTGCGACTTGGAGATTGAAGTGCTAACACACCCAATTGCAGGTTCAGGTGGAAACAACGTAGAGCTAACTGTTGCTAACTACAAAGACCACGTTTCAGCACGTTTCCAGGTATACAACTGCTGGCCAACAGCCGTTGCGTATTCTGACCTAAACGCTGGTGACAACGCTTTGTTTGTAGAGCAAATGACTCTTGTTCATGAAGGTTTTGACATGAACTGGGCTACTGACCTAACAAACAGTGGTTCTGCTCCAAAATTCAAGTAAATAGAAAAAGGATAATTAAATGGAAAATAATATGAAAACCGCAAGTGGTGTTGAACTTAATAACGACCTTATTAGTAAAGTACTACAAAGCACAGAACAACAAAATACCGCACCACTAATTATTAATACTCCTTCGGATACCTTGGTGAACCTCCCTGCTGGATTTGTTACTCCAGCTGGGGAGGTCATCAAGACCGCTGAAGTTCGTGAATTAAATGGTAAAGATGAAGAGGTTATTGGTAAGGCCAATAACATTGGAAAAGCTTTTAATACAATTTTAAATCGTGCTGTAGTTAAACTTGGTGATTTGCCAATAACAGAACCTCTTTTAGATTCTTTGCTTTCAGGCGACCGCGATGCTCTTATGCTAGGAATTTTTAAGGCTACGTTTGGTAATGTAACCCAAGTTTCAACATATTGCGGTGGTTGTAATGACTTTAAAGATGTAGAAATAGATGTAGACCGTGATATTAAAGTTAAGATTTTGGTTGATTCGGTTGTAGACCGCATATTTACTGTTCAAGGTAAATTAAGTGTTTATGAAGTTACTCTTCCTACGGGAGTTGTACAGAAAGAACTAGCAACAAGTACTGACCGTAATGGTGCAGAATTGACTACAGTTCTACTTCAACACACTGTTCTTGAAATTGATGGCAAGCCTGTAATGGGTAAAGCTCAAGTTCAAGCAATTGGACTAGTTGACCGTAAAAAAATTGGTGACGAGATTGCAAAACGTATTCCTGGCCCACAGTTTGACGACATTGTTATTGACTGTTCAGACTGTGAAGGAAAGGTAGTGGTTCCAATTAATCTTGGAACTTTGTTTCGCTTCTAAAGTAGCACACTACTATAAGTTAATGTCTGATTGGATGGCGTTATCTGTAAGTTTTACAGGGTGGACTCTAAATGAAATTAAAGAGTTAACCCCTAAGGAAAGAGCTAATTGGCTAGAAATGGCCAAAGCTGCTGGAAAGTTAGTAAGGACTTAATATGGCTGATAGTTTAGAAGGCCTCGTATCTAGGCTTAAACAGGCTGAGAAGATTGTTGACAATCTAGTCAAGAAGTCCTCGGAGTTTGACTCGAACATGGGCGGCGGAGACGGTAAGAAAAAGGGTAAAAAGGGTGGCAAGAGTATGCCATCCGCTGCAGACATGCCAACTGCTAAAGACATGTCAAATGCTATGGCTAATAGAGCTGCTCTAAGAGCTGGTGCAACTTTGTCTCAAGGCTTTGGTGCTCAAACCATGAATAAAATGCTTGGTATGCAACAGCCTTCTCCATTTGACCCTAATGGTGGTTCTGGTCAATTCCAAAGAATGCAGGAAATTAAACGCGCTAACGAAGCCAAGATGCAAAAAATGAAAGATAGAGCTCAAACGGCCTACCTTGGAATGAACGGCATTAGTAATCGTAAAACTCAAGTAGCGTATGATAATGATGGTCAACCTATTCTTAATGCTGATGGTAGCGTTAAAATGCAGTCACGTTTTGAAGCACTGTCACCAGGAGCTCAGGCCAATATTACTAGTAGCATGTATGGTCTTTCAGACACCGTAAAACTTATGCAAGGTATGCAAAATGCTGTAAACACTTTCCTTCCTGGTGTTGAGGGTGTAATGGGCAGAGCAACTGGGTACTACAATGCTGGTATCTATAGCGGAACTAAACCTGGAGACCTCTCTAAAAGAACATTTGGTCGTTTAAGTGCGATGTCAGCAATTACCTCTCCGGGTTCAGATGCTAAGGTTGCTCAGTATTTAGCTTCTCGTGGAATGTCTTCAAACCAAGATGTTTATGGACAAACTATGAACACAATTGGTAACGCTGCTCGTTACATGAACATTTCAAATGAGGATGCAGCATCTTCCATTGAAGGGTTAACTTCGGCTAAGGGAGCCGCAACTACTCTGCAGAATTTTGGTATTTATACTGCTGACCTGTCTACTGGTAAAGAAAAAACTCAGGGACAGATTTTTGAAGAACTAGCACAGCGCCTTACCGCTGGACGAGGACAAGCTAACCAAGAACAAACTATGGCGTCTATTCGTAGGGGTTCTCTTGGAGTAACTATTGACTCGTTCTTTAGTGGCGATAAGCAAGGCGCTCAAATGTTTAAACAGTACATGATGGATAGAGCTACTGGTGGAAATAAAGTTGATTTATCTTCTTCTACAGATGTTACTAACGGTTTAGCATCTAAAAATCCATTAGCATCTCAAATGGCTGTGGATACGTCTGCAACTGGTGCTATGGATAGCGCACAGGCCAGTTATATTGAAGGAATTAATAGGGCCAGCCTAGCTTTACAGGGTTTAAATATGACTGCTGGAGCGCTATCTCATGCTCTTGGTGGAGCTAGCGCAATGCTTCAAACCTTGTTTGGTGCTAACACTACTAAAGGACTTATTGGTGGAGTAAATACCGCCATTGATTTTACAAGTAAGGGGTTGGCAGGTATTGGGCAGGCCTTTATGGGTATGGATGCTCTTAATCCTGCCCCTGCACTTACTGAAATGGGAATCATTGCTGGTAGCATGGGTGTAAGCATGGGTATGGCTTTAGGTAGTACAGCAGGGGCTGCTTTACTAGGTGGTTTTGGTGGTCCTTCTAACAACAACTCAGTTGGAATGGGTAGTTCTATGGGCACTGGGGGTGTTGGAGGCGGCGCTAGCAGGGGATTATTTGATATATCACAGGTTTCAAGTGGCCACAAAGTAAATGCTAAACTTGGACAATCTAGAACAGATAAAAAAGGCTTAAAGCATACCCATGGTGGAACAGATTATAACTATAGTATTGGAGATGATGTAAGGTCTGTGGCTGATGGCGTTGTTTTAATAGCAATAGATAGCCATCCTGACCAAGACTCAAGTGGAGGAAGCTTAGGAAATTATATCACTATTGTTCACAGTGGTGCTGACGGTGAATACACATCTATATATGGGCACTTGTCTCAGGTTCTTGTAAAGGTAGATGACGTTGTTACTAAAGGGCAAGTTATTGGTAAAGCAGGAAATTCAGGTAGAACTGAACCTCTTGGTGCTGGTGGAGCTCATCTACATTTTGAAATTCGTAAAGGAAGACAAACAATTGCTGGTGTTGGTACATCTGTAAACCCTGATACTGCTGGAACAATTGAAGGCAGTGGTATGGGACTAAATGGAATACTAAACGGTTCAAGTCAAGGTGCGTCTTTAAAATCAGACTCAGCTAATACTGGAAATGCAGGTAATAACGCAGGTAATAACACTGACTATACTAACCCAGTAGGCATAGCTAAGTCTATGACTAATACACCATCAAATATTACTAATGCTATGAACACTTTATCTGGACTATATTCTGGAGATACTAGTAAAATATTAAACTCTGTTCAAGCAATGGCGGCTAATTTAGGTATGACTCCTAGCGCTTGGAATCAAGTTATGAGTGGGGACCCTACAAAGTATTCTCCAGTAGCTGGAAATGTAATTAACCCGGCTGACAACACTGGCAAAAATAATATTAGTAACAATGTTAGCATTGTTGTTCAAGTACCTGATGTTACATCTGCCGATGCCGTTAAATTTGCTCAATTAGTAAAACAATATCTAGATGACAACTCTCTTCTATCTAACACTGGAGATATGTAATGGCAGCCGCACAGACATCCCGAGATAAAGCTATAGCAGCAAGAACTGACCAACAAGTTGCTATTCAAGAACTTACTGCTTTGACATCCCATGCCGATAAGGTTGCAAACCTTACAAGGCAGGTTAAAGATATTGATATTCAACTTGCATATGAAAAAGAACAACTTCAAACAGCTCGTACAGGTGACCCAACTGGAAGTAATCAAGCAACTCAACAATTTATTGACCAACAAGAGCAGTTAATTAGAGAGTTAGAAAGTCAAAGAACTATTGTTTATGGAAAGCTTTCTTCACTAAGTATTGCGGCAAGTGTTAGCAAAGAATTGTCTAAAACATCAGCGGCAATTTTAGCAGCATCAGATGCTTTAAAAATTACTGGTACTGGTGTTGGGGCATACAAAGCAATTAACAAAAGTACGTTTACTCCTTTGTCCTACAATGCTAGTTCTGTAAAAGAAGCTTATTTTAGCAATAGAACAGACTTTATAAATAAAGTAATGCTGTCACATAACCAACCTACAGTAGTACGGTCTGCAGGTGATTTGTGGACTTCAGTTCTAGGAAGTAAGGGTATGATTGTTACTTCTGAACAGGTTCTAAAAGCTTGGAATTCAGGTTCAAATAAAGCCCAATCTGCTGACTATTTTGATAAGCATAACTACGGATTCCAATTCCAGTACAACCCTGGAACTGTAGCAATGACTTACTTCACTTCTCCTAACGTAGACGTAACAATGATTACGTCTGGAACCGAGATGTTTAACCTGGCTGGAGTATCTGGTTCACAGGGTTCTGTAGCTTTTCAAATAATTATTAATCGTATTTTTGATATGCAGTATTATGACGAGTTTGGTAATTTACAAAATCCTGAAAGATATTCTAAACGACCAAGCAACGTAAAAGAAGAACATGACATTTACAACAAGGGAACTATGTACGACCTTGAGTATTTACTCAGAGTGCTTATGGGAACAACTATGAGTAGTTACCTTCGCGGAGAAAATACTGCTGATATGGGTTGGTTACCAGCTATTCCGGTAGAGCTTCATTTAGGTAAATCTCTTCGTTATCTTGGAGTTGTAAATAGTTTAAATATTAATCACATGATTTTTAATGAACGTATGGTACCAATATTTAGCACAGTTGATATTGCCTTTGCTCGACTTCCTGATTACCCTGCTTCAGGGAAATTTTCAGGTGGCGGCAGCGGCGGTGGCGGCGGAGGAGGAATCTAATGATATATACAGATAGTAGATACGCTACTGGAACCGTAATCAAAGCACAAGATGCAAGAACTCAAACTTATCGTTTGGGTGTCTACCGTAATTTTCCTAAAGCTAAATTTACATTTTATTACTATACCTGGCGTGTTGGAGATAGAATCGATATTGTATCTGAGTATTTACTAGGTAGTCCTGTGTTCTGGTGGAAAATTATGGACGCTAATCCAGAAATTATTGACCCATTTTCTATTCCTATTGGAGCTACAATAAGGATTCCAAGTGTCTGATGTTTTTGTTGGAAAATATAGGAAAGGTACCAGCACAAATGTTTACTTTCCTACTTTGCCGTCTTTGACTGCTCAGCCAAGACGAATTGATTTATACCAAAAACAGTACGCCCATGACATTATGATTTTAGAATATCCGTCAGAGAGTACTCTTTGGTTTGAGTCTTTACACACAGGCCTTCCTATTCAATTTGCTTGGAATCAGGATACTTTATCTAAAAGTTGGATTGGCTATGTCTCCTCTGTTTCTAAGAATAACTCGCCTCAAAGAGTTAACTCTATGACGATTGTTTGTGTTGGCAGCTCATTCCCACTAAAAGCTAGAGTTGCAAGAGTTTTTAAAGACCACTCAATCCCACAAGCCGTTGAAAAAATTGTTACAGAATATGGTTTTAATTTTATTGGGGACAACCTTACCCAAAAATTTCCTCAACTAACAATAGCCGGATTAACTTACTGGGAATGGATTGTTGAACAAGCTAAAAGAATTGGTTATGGAATAATTGTTGATGGTATGAACTTTACATTCCGTCCTTTAGACAAGCTTATTGACCTAGGGTTTAGTAATGCAGCTATCCTTAGCCTTGGAGATGCAACCATACCCTTTAACACGCAGGCACTAGATAGGACCCTAGACAGGTTTAGTGTAATCAGTGGAGACAATATAGAAGATAGTGTAAACTATAGAACTATTAAAAACGTTGGTGGTGTTGACCCAATAACTAATGCAGAATATTTAGCAGCAGCTAGCCCAGCTATTACTGGAACAAATTTACGTGATAAAACAACTGATGTACTATTTTCTGAATATAGAACAGACAGGGTTATTCCAAGCTTAGACGCGGCAACAGCAGAGGCAAAAGGAGCTGCTGAGATAGCTAGGTTTAATCTTCCAGCAACTGTACACGGTCAAGGAGACCCTAGAATTAGGCCATTCTCAACAGCGTTTATATCTGGAACAGGTAACCTTACAGATGGTTTTTGGATGGTTAAAGAGGCTAGGCATATGTTTCATAAAATTGGAGACTACATTATTGAGTTAAAGATTGCAACAGATGGCTTAGGAGATACCATAGAAACTGCATTTAGAACTAGAGACCCATCTAATGTTGGCGTAATTAGCTCAGATACCTTACAAAATGGCGGAATTTCATCCCTATACTTTAGCATGGATACCGTAAAGCTATCATCTACTGATATGATTATAAAAGAAGGAAGTCAAGGATTTGTTAAACTTCCTCAACAATGGAAGGCAGTAGGAGTATAATATGGCTGAAATCAACACCTCTGAAATAGCTTTAAAGCTACCTTTATCCGTAGACAAATCTGGTAATTTTGTTATTGCTACTACTCAAAATCAAATTTGGGCAGATAGAGTTCGAATTGCTCTTGGAACCAGACTTGGTGAAAGAGTCATGAGACCAAATTATGGCACAAAAATTGGAGAGGCCCTATTTGATACTGTAAGTGCTACCACTGACATTGTCAATAAAGAAGTTTATAGAGTTTTTCATGAACAGTTTTCTTTATTGGAAATAACTTCAATAGATTCAACTTTTAATGAAATTTCAAGCATTTTAACTATAACTGTTATTTACTTGCTACCTAATAAGGAGCAAGTTACAACTGAAGTAGGTATTGTTACTGTTTCAGATACAAACGCCCCTTTTGAGGAGATACTATGACCGCCCCAGCAAATAAGACCCCGCTATCTGTAGACTATACAGGGCGAGACTACTATTCTTTAAGAACTCAACTTATTGAAAGAGTAAAGGAACGTACTAATAATAACTGGCAAGGGAATGACCCATCTGACTTTGGTTTAGCTCTTATTGAGTCTTTTGCCTACATGGGTGACCTTATTAATTACTACATTGACCGTATTGCTAATGAGTCTTACATTATGACTGCGACTCAACGTGAAAGTCTTTTAAATCTAGCTAAAATGTATGGGTATAACCCAGCTAACTATGTAAGTTCAATTGTTGATTTACGTTTCTCCAATACCAATGGTTATTCAGGAGGAATTGGTGCTGCTATTATTGAAGATGGAACTATTAGCGGAACTCTTTACACTAATTTAGCAAAAATCATTGTTCCTAATGACAACACTTTTGTTGTAGATGACGTTATTAACATTGTAGGTATTCCTACAACAATAAACGCCACTATAGCTGGTACAGCTGTATCTTATAATGCAAGTGTTTACAACGGTCAATTTATAGTAAAATATGTAGGGTATAACAATATTGGACGAAATGTTTTATGGTATCAACCTGTTGCTAACATAAGTGCAATTACAACTTCTGGCACTAAATTTACAGTTACTTCTACTGGTTCTTTAAACCCTGTTTCCGGACAAAAAATTACCATAAAGGGAGTAAGTGTATCCGGTTCAACTAACAATTATAATGGTAAATGGGTTATAGCTTCAACTACAGCTGCAACCAGTACAACCTTAGCAACATTTACTGTTGAATCGGCTACAAATGTTGCAGCTATTACTAGTTTAAACCACAATGGAACTACAGTAACATTTTCTGCTTGGAGCGATTTTGTTGCTGGTCAAAAAATAAATATTACCGGTATTGATGGTGCAGCTGCTGGAACAGGCTACAACTTTACTGGGGCTACTATTGCCTCTGTTAGGGATGATGTATCTGTTATTAGCAATGCAATATATGGGCCTAGTGGAGGTCCTTACACCTACGTCGAATTTACTGCCAGCAAATTATATGCAGTTAATGACATTGTTAGTGTTGTAAATATTACAAGCGTTGGCAATCCAACAGCCGCAGAAAACCAAGGTTTTAACTTTAATGATGCTGATGTTGCTAGCGTAACTACCACAAATGTTACTATTAATAGTGTAGTTGGAACTGGCACATCTGGAGTTGTTACGTACACAACCTCTACTGACCATGGGCTTGCTTCTGGACAGTACGTTACTATTACTGGAGTTAATAGCACAAAGGATGGAAGCAGTACTTCTGTTTATAACATCGCTGAAGCAAGAATTATCTCAACTCCTACTACAACTACTTTTACAGTCAATGCTTACTTTACTGATACGTATGTAAACGGTGGGTCAGCTGCACTTTATAAATTTAGAATCACTACCAGCCGTTCTTTAGACACTAGCCCAAATGCTGGAGCAGTTCTTTGTAAACAATTTAAAGTAACAAATTCAACAAATACATCTATAACCTATAAAGAGGGTGTTGCTGCTGTTCAAATTGGTGGTACATATACATCTGGTGGAGTAATTTATTATTCAGAACTTCCAGCTATTTTAGGTGGTGGAAGTGCTTCTATTGGTGAAGTTCGTAGCAATGGATTTGATATTGTTCCTGCTGGTACTCAAGTAACTGCGTCTGTAAATGATGCTGGCGTTACTTCTACACTAGTGTTTACTACTCAAAGTGATGCTCAAGTACCATACAAGGGAAGTGCTGACCATATTTTAGCCATTCAGGGTGAAGATGTTTCTTTAAGAACTGAAAACTCTGCAAATGTCACCGCAGTCATTTACGATATTGATGGTGAAAAAATTGGCATATCTAATGGAACTCCTGACCAATCATTCCTTCTTAAAGAAACTAAAGTAAACCCATCAACTGTTGCTGTTTACGTTGATAATGGAACTGCTTTTGAACAATGGACTTTGGTTCAAAATATTAGAGATTATTCTGCTGGAGATAAAGTATTTAATGTCACTATTAATTCAATAAACCAAGTTTTAGTTAATTTTGGTGATGGTATTTCTGGTGCTATTCCAACATCTGAATCAACAATTAAAGCCGTATATATTGCTGGTGGAGGAACTTTAGGAAACGTTGGAGCCGGAACGATAACTACTCTTGGTAGTATACCTGGCCTCAGTAATGCCGAAGAAAGCAATTTAAAAAGCAAAATTAAAGTAACTAACTTACTAGCTGCTGCAGGTGGTGGAGACACAGAAACAAATGACAGTATTCGTTACAATACCCCAAGAGCTTTACGAAGTCTTAATCGAGCAGTTACACTAGAGGATTTTGCAAATCTTGCTTTAACAGTGCCTGGAGTATCTAAAGCAAACGCTACTGCTACTAATAGAAGTAATGTAACAGTTTATATTGCTCCACTTCAGTCTGGTTCTTCAGACATTACTCCCGGAATCCTAGGTTATGGTGATGAGGCAACAACAAACAGTACTCAATTAGATTACCTATTAAAAACTAGCGTTCCAGATTTCTTAAATGATAAAAAATCAATTGGAACAACTGTTACTTATATTCCACCTACTTATACAACTGTTAACGTTGATATCACATACTCTGCAATGCCTCAATACTCTGGTGCTGTGGTAGAGTCAAATATTAAATCAGCTATTACTACTGATTTCTCATTTACTAATATGCAATTTCAAGATGTAATTACTCCAGAAGAAGTAGAGTTTAAACTTCGTCAGGTAGATGGTGTCAGAAATGTAAAAGTTACTGGTCTTTATCGATATGGGGGAGCAGGTAAAAACAGCCTAGTTGGAACTGCTGATGAAATATTTGTCTTCCAAGAATCTGGTTTAGTTCTAACTCAAGCTTCTACTGTGTCTACTTTATCAGGAATCACAATAATTGCTAAGAATGATGCTGGAGCTACTGTAACTCCAGTTACTTGGTCTAAAACATTCAATTCATCTGTTTATAACTACCAAGCAACCGTTCCTAGTACTACATTATCTTTAACTGTTGCTCCTAGCTCGACTGATGATGCGGCTTCTATAACAATTAACAACACATCAACCTCTAGTGGTTCTACATCAGTTATAACAGACCTTACTGCCCCAATAGTTGTTACAGTTACTGCTACTGATGGTGTAACCGTTACTAGCTACGCTGTAAATGTCATTAAGGCTGTTTAATGATTAAAGATGTTTATGGTAATGCTAGGTTTTACGGTATATACAGAGGAATAGTATACGCCTCTAATGACCCTTTAAGCCTCCGCCGTTTACAACTTAAAGTTCCACAAATATTAGCTGACCAACCTACTGAATGGGCATGGCCAGTTGAAAAATCAGGAGTAACTACTAGTATTCCAGAAATTGGGCAGGGTGTTTGGGTGATGTTTGAAGGTGGGGACCCTTCCTACCCTATTTGGACTGGAACATTTGGGTCAATAGTAGGGGCAACTGAAGTAGTAAGCACCCCAACTGTAGCAGCGGTTGTTGAAACTAATAACACTAATTTAACGGGAAACTACGGTGCTTTTGAATACACAGGGACTCAAACAATAACTAATGCAGCTTTGGAGTACACTTTTCCTTGGAATGTTAGGGATTTTTCAAATGGGATTACTATTTCAGACACAACAAGAATAAACTTTTCAACTACTGGAGTATATAATATCCAGTGGTCAGGGCAGTTCCAAAATACTAATAACGTAGCAAAAGATGTTTACGTTTGGCTTGCCATCAATGGTGCCCATGTTGTGGGAAGCACTGGAGTTGCTACTATTCCAGGAAGGCACGGTTCATTAGACGGACATAACATTGTTGGTTGGAATTATTTCCTTAAATTTACAGCAGGACAATATCTTGAAATCCAATGGGGTGCTGAAACAACAGACGTTAGTTTACAATCTTATACTGCTGGAGCATCCCCAACTAGACCAACAACTGCAGCTTTAATTCTTACCGCACAGCAAATAGCGTAAAAATGACACAAATTAGAAATAGGAGATAGCATGGCCTTATACGGAAATTTTAAGTATAATGATGGCACTCTTTATGGAGACGGCAGTACATTAGATTACTCTGCTCGTCCTATGGTAGCTACTGCTATAAATTATAATCAAGTTTATTTAGATTACTCTGCTCCTACTGGCTCTTATGTCCATTTTAGAATTACTAGAAACCAGGATGGATACCCAGAAACAGCTGAAGATGGCAAAATCATTTATGAAACAACTGTAGGAGATTACCCTACTGGAGACCCTATTTTAGATACAAACCTGGTTAATGGAAGATTTGTTTATTATCGAGCTTGGCTCAGAAGAGTACCTGATGCTTATTGGGAACCTGCTGGAGAAACAATTGTTTTAGTTCCGTTTAAACATACTTTAACTAGTGGAACAAACGCTGTTGAAAGTGTGTTTATTGGTAAAGGGGCTATGGGAGATAGTGCAATAGCCTCTGAATTAGAACTTTCTACTACTCATGAACGTTTTTTATCTTATTTGCCACGAGTTTTAACTAGCACATCATTGGCTCCAGTAGATGAAATTAATACTAGTTATTATTACTCAGAATCTACTGGAATTGTAGATAATGAAATAATTACTACAAATAATTCATTAATATCTAAGTTTTTTGAAGGGTTTTCTTTTACTATTGATGAATTTTTAAGTTTTGCTAAGTTGATTGTTCCTGATAATAATAATTCAGGAGCATCACCAGAAATTCTTGAACTTAAATCTTTTGAACTTGGGATTAAATCTTATAACAAATTAGCTACTAAAGCTCAAAAAAGACTAGTTAGAGACGCGCTAACTATTTATGGTGGCAAAGGTACGCTAAATAGTCTTAAATTATTTACAAAAGACCTTACCGGGTATTCCGCAACTATTACAGAAACTGTAAATCTTATGTTGTCACATGAAGACAGCACATTTGATATTGAGGATTGGGTAGCCAATGCAGCAATAGGCAGTTGGTTATCTGGTGATGGCGTTACTCTAGCAGTAACCTCTGACAAAGAAATAGAACCAATAACAAATTCCTTAGATTCAGTTTATTGCCTAAAGGTAAGTACAACAGGAAGTTCTCAGTCTCTTGGTTATGGAACAAATAATCCAATCAACAATGGTATTCCCGTTATTTCTGGTCTTTCTTATACCTTATCTGCTTATGTTCAAGGCTCATCAAATGTAACTTTAAATGTTATATGGTACAACCACCAGGGCAATATCCTTTCAACAAGCTCTGGGTCTTCTGTGTCTACTAGTAGTAGCTGGGCAAGAAAAACTGTGACAGTAACAGCCCCAGATAAAGCAGTTTATGCGGCACTAAGATTTAACTTTGCTTCTACTACTGCTTCTACATACTATTTGGATATGGTGCAATTTGAACAAGCAGGTTCTGTTTCTAGTTATATTGAACCTCGTGGAATATCTGTGTCTTTATCTCCTTCTAAATATAACTACATTTTAAACCCATCTTTTGAAATAGCAACTAGTGGTACCCCAAACAACTGGACATTTACTAACGTAACACCAATTCAGGTAGATACTACGTTAGACCAGGCCCCGGGTACTGAATCAATGGTTGCAGTTACTAGCCCAACAACATTCTCAGGAACTTATCTAGGTACAGTACAAACAAGTTACACAGGGGTATTGTTAACTTCTAAATTCTATTCCTATTCTGTATATGCTAAAAGTGTTGCTGGAACTCAAAATGTTACTTTAGTAATAACTGATGGAACAACAACTGCAAATAAAACTATTTTATTAACAGAAGATTGGCAAAGATTCTCTGTACAAATTAGTTGCGTAACTGTACCGTCTACTTTAACAGTAAAAGTTACTACCTCTTCTCTTAATAAAGACTTCTTCTTAGATTCAGCACAATTAGAGCCGGGTTCGCTTGTTACTGACTATTTTGATGGAAATAGAATTGCAGCCGGCGCTGCTTGGGTAGGAGCAGCAAATGCCTCTGCATCTGTTGAGTACCCAAACTTATCATTAAGAATTGCTCACCTTATGGACTCAATTGAAGAATACCTTCCTATTAGCACACCATACTATGTAACATTCTATGGCAGTACAAATTTTACAGAAGTTGCGTTATCTGGAATTTCATAGTACTATGTACCTATGGATACTTTAATTGTAGTAATTGTTTCAGGTATGGCTACTGGCTATATTCTTGAATTTATTGGTTCATTTATGAGCAGCGACCGTTGGCTTAAACGGATTCTAACCCTACCTCTATCCTTTGGTGCTTTATGGCTTATGGGAATTACAGGGCTACCTTTAATTGTTATTGGACTAGCTTCTGCATTCTTTTCATTGTCCGTCTTGCATTTATTGAATAGGCCTGTTACTATTAACACTGTACCTCGTCGTTAATAGGAGAATAGGTGAATAGGTGGAATGATGATGATGATGACATAAAAGGCTTTGGATTACTTGATGGTGATACTCCTTCTGGCCAAAAGAAGATACCAATAAGTAAAAAAAGTTCTAGAACCCGTCATCAAAGGGAAAAAGAGGACTGGACTCCTGCAGATGTTGCAAGTGAGTTTAGTTGGCGTATCTACGATAAGGTTCGTGGTATACCAAATATGATAAATACTAAAACACTTACTATCTTACTAGCTAAGAATCGTAGGGAATTTGGTGTAACTGCAAGTATGGAACTTGACCTACTTGACAAATTCATAGGTGATGAAAGAAACTTAATAGCAGTTAAAAGACAACCAAGTAAAACTATTAATATCTTCTTAGTCTTTATAACTAATAA